AAATGCCAGTTTCCAAATTTAAGTCCGTAGCTATTCCTGACGAGTCTTTTTTTTTTAAAATATTATCGGCTACAAGTTGATCAAACCTTTCACCATATTTATTTCTTAAAGTTACCTCATCAACTTCTGAACCGTTTGGAGTTATGTAGATGATTTCTTCCATAAATTAATTATTTGTAGGCACACCAAACTCATCAACTTCTACTTCCACTTCTGTGCCCTGGTTTTGCTTGACAGGTTTTGTAAATCTTCCAGAGTTATAAGCATTGTTAATATATTGAGGAGCGACAAAATTTACAATAAAGTTTTGTAAAATTGCATTTAAAGTTTTACCGCTTTTAAGTGTAGATAAACTATAAGAAAGCTCGTAAGGTTTACTTAACTGTTTACCAGAAGCATCAAAAAGTGGTGTTCTTAAATATAGTTTATCATTGTCTGCTGTTACCTCAATAGCAAAAGCGCTTCCGTATCTATTTAATAAATCTAAAGTAGCTTTTACGGCATTTCTTGATTTTCTATCTTGATTTCTTCCAGTAAAATTGTTTTCAAAAGTTTGTATAACTTCTTGCCCTATATTTTTAGCAATATCTTTATTTACTTCTGTATTTAAATTAGATGTATCTATATCGTCAGCTCTGATTCCTTTTATTTCTAAATTACCTTTTTCTACTTGATTTTTCAGTACTTCTATTCTTAATCTTTCTATTTCCTTTTCATTAGCCGTAAGTTCTTTTGGCTCAATAATTGTTTCAGGAATAGAAGAAGTAATATCATTAACTAATATTTGTTTAGCTTTAGCAGGGTCATAATCATAAGTATTATTTTTTATATCGTAATATATATAACCGTCTTGACCTTTTAAACTTTCATCTTGTGTATACTTATATCCATTTTGATATAATATACTTAATGTTTGTCTTTCATCACCTAGCAAACTTTCTGCCATTGCATCAATGGTATCTTTAGCAGTTTGACTATTTATTTCCGCTCCTAATATTGTAATAACTTCTCTACCATCTTTATCTCTAGTTTTTCTAGCTCCTTTACCTTTTAATCTATTTGCAATCTGCTGCCTATAGTTATAAGAGTTTTCTTGTAAAGACGAAAGGTATCCTAATTGAGATACATCTACTATTTCATTTGTAGGCTCTCCATTTTTATCTGTCTTTACTAAGATAAGCTCATCTGTAGCTGGATCTATGATGGCTTTAGTGTTTTTAAAATTCAACATATCCTGAGCTAAAGCAAGTTGAAAAGCCATTCTACCTGACCCTTGATTGTCAGGGTCTTGAGATTGAATAAGCTTCATATTTTCATCCAACTTCTGATTAAAGTTGTTAGCATATAAGAAAAAATTTTGTGTACTGCTTTTTAAATTTGCTCTACGACTGTAGTATTCTTGTTCTGAAATCTCACCTCTTTTTAATTTATTTAAATTTTCAAGAGAAGCTTGTGAAGCTTGCATAGAGTATGATGATATAACATCATTTAAATCCGTATTGTAACCTACGGGTTTATTTATTAATTCTTGAGATAATTCATCATATTGTTTTTGTATATCTTCTCTTTTGCTCTGTCTATCTGCTTCTGCTTCGTTTAATCTATCATTAAAACCTTTTGATATTTCAGCCCAGTTTATACTTAAAGGCTCTTTATCTCTTACATATCCGTAACCTGTAGCCATAATATATTAATCTTCTTTTTTAGGATTAAATAAAGGTGTAAATGTTTCAAATAAATCTGTGGCTGTTTGGCCTAACGCTTGTACACCAGACAACCTAGATGCCGCTTCTTGAGCTCTCATATCTGCAAGCATTTGTTGTTGCCCTTGAACTTCTCCTAATTTTAAACCAAGTCTTCCTTGTTGTAATTTTGCCAGCTCTTCAGCTTGAGCTTTCTCTAATTGAAACTGTCTTTCTGCAAGTGCTGCTCGCTGCTTAGCCAAAGCGTCCTGTTGTAAAGCAACTACTCTTCCAACACCTGCGCTTGCTCCTCGTGCTTCTCCTTCAGAGATTGCTTCAATAGCCTGAGCTCCTGCCTGTGCAATGCCTTCTCTTTCTAAATCATACGCTTCCATAGGTATACTTACACCTGACATATATTGTTCTTCAAGTATACGACCCGCTTCTTCAAAAGCTTTGTCTGCTTCTAATTGAGCGGCTACTTGATTTTCTCTTTGTTTTTTTGCGTCTGCAAAACTCATTGCTGAACCAACTAATCCTACCGCTAATCCTAGTGGGCCTGAAGCTATAGATAAAGCTCCGCCTAAGCCTTGTAAAAAATTACCATTATTAGATTGAGGTGTTTGTGGTTGTGGAGTTTGTATACCTGCTGTTTCCTGTGCCATGTTATAATACTTTAATTAACTCTGTGGTGTTACTTCCTTTTTTAAATCCTTTATTAATAAATTTATTTATTAAACTTTTATTATCATTCGTAGCAAAAACATACTTCATTTTTAATTTATCTGTTGTTAATATCAAACGTTCTAACAATAAATCTAAAGCTTCTGCTCTTGATTTTTTATAGTTTTTATTTGATATAATCCACTCAACCCATGCTACACTTGAATTTGTAATATACAAAAAACCAGCGCAAACCGGTGTATCATTATCCAAAACTATAAATCCGCCTTCACCATTTTCTGGTAAAAAATCTTTAGCTGGAGGTTTCCAACCCCAATCTTTCCACCAACCTACCAATACATCGTCATAATCAGATGGATTTAATTTACGTATATTAAATTCCATTCTATGCAAAGATACTAATTTTACGGATAGCTTTTCATTATATCAGACTCTACAGCAAAGAGTTCAGTAGGAAGCGTGGTCTCATTTACTAGTGTAAATATACAATAGTGTCCAAGTAAACCATGTGATTCTGCTTCCGAACTTTTTATATAAAGCATATAAGGGTCAGTAATAAGTATTGGTTGCGATCCTGTGGTTGTTGATGTATAAGTTATTCTATTTACTGAGTTAGGTAAGTCAACCTCTATGTTTGTTATCTGTCCAGCTAATTGAATAGTAGTATAAGATGGAACTGAAAAATACAAGTAATCTCCAATACTAACTATGCTTCCTATTGAAACCAATGGATTAACTGAAAAGTTAACTGTACCTGTTGAACCTACTAAACTATTGCTTGACGCTTTACCAATACCGTTTGCAGACCTCATTGCATATTGCTGAGATAAAGCCGGCACTGTACCACTTTGTCTTACAAATGCAAAATAAGAACCTTCTTTTTTAACAAACCAATCGCTTTCTATAAGTCCTTCATTTTGTAAATCCGTTTGGAAATTTATCTGCCAAGCATTGTCCGATTCTAAATTAAATGTTTTAAATATTTTATTTTGTAATGGAGCTTCATTAAACACACTTGTTATTTGTGAGTTATATTGAATACCATAATAGTTATTTCTAGTTTCGTTAGCATTGTGCTGATAAACATTACCACCTTTAAATGTATAAAAATAATTATTCATGCCTAACATAAAGTCAGGAACATAAGAATAAAATGATGGCCAACCTTTTGCAGTTTGACTGTAACTTAAGGTATACTCAGTATCTACAGGTGATGGGATAGGCGGAACTATACTTGATGGAGCTGGTATCGGACTAGGCGCAACCGGTGTTGGTGCGGCAGGAGTCGGACTAGGCGCAGCAGGACTAGGTGTAGCCGGAGCTGGCACAGGTGTTGGAGCTGCGGGAGCTGGAGTGGGAGCTGGACTCGGACTCGGAGAAGGGTTAACATAACCACAACTACTAGTACAAGTTACTCCTGTATTATTATAAGTTCCTGAAATAGAGGTAACAGTTATTTTAGCAGGAACATCTAAACAAACTTGTTGAGTATCTTCCTCTGGTATGGTAACGGTTTGTTTTGTACCATCACAACAACCAACAGTAAATGTACATTCACCACCAACTGCTCCAATAGGACAGATTATATCATACGTTACACACGCCATAGGCTAAAATTATTATACAAAAATACGAATTTAATCGCTATGGTTTAAAATCTTAGTCCCTGTAGAAACCAGACACCTGCATGGTAAACTTATCTTTCTGACCAGCGTTACAAGATAAATGTAAAACTGAACTATCCCATAACAAACCATCTCCAGCTTTCCAATCCACAGATGTTGTCCACTTCTTGTTGTTGTGAATATCTTGATATTGAATCATGTGTCCAATTTTCCAATCTTCTAAATATAAATTTAATCTTACTTTAGTTCTTTTGTCATCTGGATAAAGTTGTTTGAATTTAAAGAAAGTATCTCTGTGTAGTGTTACTACATTTCCAGGGGGTTGTAGTATTGTTGAAACAGTTTTTATATCCATGTTTAATTGGTCACCAAAATCTTTGAATATTGGATCGTTTATATCATACCATAGTTGTTGTATAACAGTATTGTTTTCATCATACGAATACCCATCACCATATTCGCTGTACAAATCCTTTTGTTCTTCTCTTTGATATGAAATACAAGAACCTTTATGAAAGTCATAGTCCTGATTGCCAGGAAGAAAATAAGAATAATCGAAGTCTAATTTTATTTTTTCTAACATTTTATTTAATTTTTACAAAGTTAATTATTTTAAAGAGATGTTTCCAAACATATCAATAAATCCTACATTATTTCTAAATAAATTCATTTGATCATCCATGCCTTTTTTAGGTGGCCAAGCCAATACTTTGTTATGAGTAAGAAGACCTGCGCTTTGCGAAAATGCAGAATACGCTGGTATGAGAAGCTTGGCGTTTAACATAAGCATAAAGCTTTCATAAGTTGATAATTTATTTTCAATAATTATAGGGGGATAAGCATCGACTATGAGTTTCCAATCTATAGAAACCAAAGGCCATTCACCATTTTCATTTTTGTCCAGCCATGGTTGATGCCACATATTATATTGTTTCATATCATATTTACTTGGCATATAACTAGTATCGTAATCAGGGGCATCAGTTAACAAAATAACCCTAGGGTTTGTAATATCTAGTTGAGAGCATATAGAATCAATTTGATTTAATATGTTTACATAAACGGTTTCATGAGTAAATCTAGGATTGTGCTGCACCGCATTACCTCTTCTCATGTGTATAACTACATTGTTAGAGTTGTCTTGTATGTTTTTATTAAACACCGGAGCTTCTAATAAAAAATCATGATGATCTGCAAACCCTGGAGCTGGAGCACCTTGGCCTATTTGATCTGAAAGCTCCCACTCAAAGCTATCAAAGTCAATGTTTTTCCAAGGATTATAAAGTATGTGATTAAACTTATATAGTATATCGTAGTAAATACGTTCATCATCTGCGTGGTCGCTGGGATGAATCAGAAACCAATTGAAAGGCCTGTCTTTAAAAAGCATTTTATATTTGTAAGCGTAACACATAGCATAAATCTTTTTCCAAAGCATTGCGCCTATACCGTCTGTGGTGTGAAACTCTTGAATTATTTTTATCATAATATAATCAAATCATCAAGCCCTGTATTATGAACCATCCACTTAGCATCTTTAAAGGTATTAAGTATAGGTTTCCCTTGAATATTAAATGAAGTGTTTAACAGAACAGGGTCTACTCCTTTGTTGGCCATAACACTTAAAACTTCATACAAGTAAGGATTTGAGTCCTGAGTTATAGTCTGTAAACGTGCAGTGTTATCGCTATGAATTATTGAAGCAATACTGCTACTTGGGTTTTTAACTACGGAATTATGTGTCATCCACCTAGTGTCTGAATGTGTTTCAAACCACTGGTGTTTATCTTCTTCTCTACACATGGGGGAGAAAGGTCTAAATGGTTCTCTAAATTTTATAGTTTTATTTAATTTATCTTTCATTCCACTTTTAGGCAAACAAAGAATAGATCGATTACCTAATGCTCTTGCTCCATGTTCGCTTCTTCCCTGCACTAAACCTAAAATATTTTCATTTATTATTTTGTTAGCAAAATGATGTGGAGCTATATCGTTAAATTTTTTGTTCTCAAAAGGTAAACCTAAATACATACTGTTTAGAGGTTCACTTGGTTTTATTATTTCCAACAAACATCCTAAAGCTAATCCTCTGTCGTCTGGATTTGGAGAAACAAATGCGTTATGCCTGGAGTTATTTATTATATTCATCGCTCCTCCCCCACAAAATATTAAAGGTAAATTATTTTTATATCCATCAATTATATTGTTAAATACAGATTCAAAAACAAATTGTGATGTTGCTGCTATATCTTCAGCACTACCTTTTATATTTAAAGCTTGATATCTTTCATGAGCTGTGTTTACATTATCTATGCTTTGTCCTAGATAATAAGAATAAAATTTTGATACTAAAGAATAATCAATTTTACCTGCACCTGCAAGCCCCATAATTTTACCAGCATACACTAAGTTACCCCACCACCAATTCTCTTCTGTTTTTATTGGATCTAAATAATGAGCTACGGCAGCATAAGGCACGCATAAATCTATACCAACATTTGTTAAAAGTTTAGGTGCTTGACCTTTAATGGCGTGGAATATTTTAAAAAAACCCTCTTCACTTCCTCCATCAAAACTAATGACAACAGCTTCCTTGTATGGTGACTGATATAAACCGTTAGCACAATGAGCGGTGTGGTGTGGTATATATCTGTATTCATCAGCTGGTATTAATTTGTGTAAATTATTATCACTTGTAAATGCAACAACATTATATTTTTCTACACCATACTTATTTTTAAAATAATTTAAAATATCAGACAAGACTTCCTCTGGGTTGGGTATTGGAAAATGAAAAGCAAACGCTGCATTTTTAACACCAACCCATCTCTCAAGCTCAACGACTTCTTTAATTTCATCATTGACGCTTATAGCTAATGCCGAGTTATGACTTCCAAATAAACCTAACTTAAAATCCATTGGTCATTTGTTTTGTCATAATATTCTTTTGGCTCAGTTTTACCATAAGGTCTTCTGTATAAAGTAATTCCGCCATCTGGAGATTCATATATGTATACAATATCTTCTTCTTTAATATTCATTTACAAAACAATTTTCCCAACTAAAAGTTTCCTTACCGTTGAACCTGTAATTTAATAATTTTTTACTACAGTTTTTTTTGTTATTGTAATGTCTAATAATATTAATATAATCTGTAAATGTTGAGTATCTACTACCATGAAATAATTCTGCATTAGCGCACATTAAAGTGTCGTATGCAATAGAAGATACCATATCTGTATTTATGAAATCACTTAAATAATAACACTCATACCCATTTAAACACTCAAAGAGTTTTCTGTTTTTTTCATCAGTTGCTATGTACAAAGGTTTGTCAGGTTTCAAATATGTGTCTACCATGTCACGTAAATTAGTAAATAATTTAACAGTACTGTCTGGTCTGGTTTGATTAAAGTCACCGCTTCTTACATGAATAGCATTGTATGGTTTTGATATAAATCTTTTATTAAAATGAGATTTTAGTTTTATACCATGTTTTATTTTATGTTTTATTTTTTCTCTTAGTTTTAAATTTATTCCTCCTATTAAATGATACCAATGTCCAAATAGGTTTCTGGGAAAATGTATAAACTTATCTTCATATTTAAAATTAAATACGTTTATAGGTTTAAAATATGTATCACCATTTACTCCCCAATTAGGATGCTCTGTTTCCGGTAAACATTTTATATCATCACATATACCGTCAAAATATTGAATGTCACTTTCATACTTTTTATATTCAGGCACGTCTTTATAATCAATACAATCGAAATATTTATAAAATAATTCTTTGTCAAACAAATTCCAAAAATCAAAAAAGCTATCTTTTTGATCGTGTTCACTGAGAAATAAACAATATATTTTGGGTGGTATAATTAAAGTTCTATTTGTTAAAACAGAAAGTGCAGCTGCCATTTCATAAGTCATGCGGATATTATTAAGCCCACCCCACCATCCGTCAAATGACAAATACTTATCCGGCATACGTCCAGTCTTTCAGTTTATAATGAACATAAAAATTTCTAAAGTATGTTCCACCAAAAGTTTCTTCTCTACCATGCTCACACTTAGCTGATTCATATAAAATAATATCTCCTGGCTGCGCATAAACTTTATACCAATCACCATCGTGCCCTTGTATATCTAGTGGCCAATCATCAGCTTCTGGTTTGTTTTTACATCCACAAGCTAAATCTTTATCAACTATAATTATAGAGCTAATATGGTGCGTGGCAATCCTGTCTACATGATTAGCAAGAGTAGCTCCACGTAGATAAGATCTAATACCATATATATAAGATGGTTCTAAGTTCTGTCCACTCCACTGCTCGTGTAGATTTTGTAGTTCAGAATGAAGGTATGACCTAATAGATGGTATTGCATCAAAAGATAAAAGCTCACTTCCACCGCCTTTTATTATGTTTTCCTTTCCCTCAAACTGCTCATCCTTTGCGCTATCTTTCAATAAGTAATAAGCGTCGTTGATAATGTTCCATACATTGTCTGGACACTTTTGTATTTCAAAACCATTTTCAGTAAACGTGGGAAAATCATCTTTGCTTGTAAAGGTATTAACGGTTTGTGTTACTGGCTCAGATTTTTTAACTTTTTCTGAAGCCTTAATAACATAAGATTTTTTTTCTACTGGTTCTGGTTCAACAACTTTAGCTTCATTATACATAGACTCATCTCCTGCCCCATCCCATTTTTTTTCTCTCCACCAAGAGGTAACTATATATTTTTTTCCGCTCTCTACTTCTACACCTTCGTGCATATATTGTTCTTGATACTGTCCGTCAACAAGATTATGCCACCACAATCCTTTACCTGTTTTAGGCTCTACTGTTTTATCAAGGTTAGGAAATCTAGTTCCACCTCCATTAAAACCTTCATTTAAATATATCATAAATGTATGAGTTCGATTACCAGAAGCTTTACAGTGCATATCATAAGCAGGGCCGCTAAAATAATCATGATGTGGTTTAAAGTATTGGCCAGGTTCATATAATTGACCCTGTAGCGCTTCACCTTTTTGTATTTCTAAACCAAGGTAATCTGCTATCTTTTTATGTATACTCGCAACCAGAACATTATTCATGTCTAAATTTGAAGTGCTTGATGTTCTATGGTCTGTAACATCAGTTCTGTCAGTTCCTCCTACAACTACAGAAGAGCGGGAATGATTTGCGTCAATCATATTGATTAATTCTTGACACTCATCAGGTGTGAGAAAATTATTTATTTCTTCCATTTAATTAAATTTAATTTAGTTAAAGGTATAAAGAAATATTATAAGTTCAAAAGATTAAGGACATCCAGTACAACTACCAGCCCATGATGATCCTGTCCAGTATCTTACATTTCCACCTGATGTAACATAAGCTGCTGAACCATATAAAGAGCTACAAGTTCCATCAGTTCCATAGTATACAGTTGACGTACAAAGATCGTTGGTGTCAAAGTAATGTGTTCCTAGTTTAGTTGATATACAAGCGTCTGCAGCAGAGATTGTACTTCTAGTAACATTAGATATTGCAATACATGAGGCTGACGGAGCAGGTGCAGGTATTGGTGCTGGCACAGGTATCGGTGTTGGTGCAGCTGGCGCAGGTATCGGTGCAGGAACAGGTATCGGTGCAGGTGCAGGTGCTGGGCTTGGCGCAGCTGGTGCTGGTGCAGGCGATGGAGTGGTCGGTGCAGGTATCGGCGCAGGCACTGGAGAAGGTACAGTACATCCTCCACAGCTTGAATAAGTTGTGATAACTGTTGAGCTACAATCTGTGACAGTGTTTACTGCTTTTATTGTCCAACATCTTGTTTGGTTAAATGTTGGGCATGGGCCACCACCACCACCATTTAATATTAGTGCTACACCAATTGCGCTAGATGTGTACGTACCGTTTACTGTTACAAAGTAAGAAGTTCCAGGTGCTGCACAATCTTCAATTTCAATATTTGTAGTTGGTGGTGCAGCTGGTGCAGGTGCAGGTGCTGGGCTAGGTGCTGTACAACTTACTTTTGCTTGTACAACTCCAAGTGCAGTAATTAAAAGTTTAAAGTCTGGTGTTGCCTGTCCTAAAATATTTGACACTCCAAACCATTCTAATCCTCCGTTAAACACAGTTGATTTAGAAGAGTTAGCGTACATAATATCGTTTACTTGAATAGCTGCTACATTTGCTGCGTTAGCAAATATATAGTTGCTCGTTGCATAATTACAAGCATCTGCTTCTATATAACCGTTTGTTGGTGTTGCATTTACATACATACTTGGGTTTTCACAATCAAAACAGTTATTATGAGTTGTTAAGCCTGTTATAGAAACACCTGATGTACTTGATGTTGTTTGTGGATTTGAGAAACATAAATCATTTCCACTTACATTATATTCTATGACAGTTGGAATAGATGAGCCAAATGGTATTTCAAATACTTGTGTTAAACTTGTTTGACATTCTGTATATTCTCTGTATGTTGGCGGTTCACAATCTACACAACCTCCTGGGTAATGTGCAGCAATTGTTACATCACAATCATAAGTTAAAGATGAATCATTAAGTACATACCAACATCTTGTTCCGTCAAAGTTTGGAGTATAAACACCACTACAATTAGTGCTTGTAAATTTAAATGCTTGGTTAGTTGTATATCCGTTTGTTCCTGTTATTCTTACTTTTCTAATAGGCGTTGTAGTTCCACACTCCGCAACTTCAATTAACTGAGTTATAACTGCTGGTGCAGGCGCAGGAGCAGGCGATGGGCCTGGACATCCTGTTTGACCCGAAACAATTTGTATATTAGAACAAGGCTGGCCTTGGTCTGTAGGTACACCTGGTGTGTTATTGTAAAAATAGAATACCCCTGTATTTCCATCAATAAATCTTTGTTGGTTAATTGGTTGACTAGCTGATTGATAGTAACATCCCGGACTCGAATCACACGCTATTAAGAAATAGAATAACGGAGCAGCAGGCGCTGGCGCTGGAGCAGGTGCTACGGGAGTAGGAGTTGCTGGCGCAGGAGCAGGACTCGGTGCTGACGGCGCTGGCGCTGGCGCAGGAGCGACAGGTGTTGGACTTGGAGCTGGCGCTGGTGTTGGAATAGGTGACGGACTAGGTGTTGCTGATGGTGCTGGTGCAGGTACTGGTGCGACAGGAGTTGGTACAACCGGACTAGGTGTTGGTGTTAATGTTCCTGTATAATCATATATTAAATATAAATTAGTTTCTGTACCAGCAGGTAAAGTAAAGTCCGCACTATAAGTATTTGGCGCATTAATGCTGTTGGTAGCCAGCACATTAGCTGCAGCTAATAAATTAGTAACATCAGTTATGTTGTTTGCATAAGTAGTGTTGGTTTTTAAATAAGCAAAAGCATCCGTAGTTACATCAAACACAAAATCATCAAAGTTAATTTTGTTTGAATACATTGTTACTACCGAACCATCTGGTGGAATCATAAGTGTTCCTTGACCACCTGTAATAACTTGGTATTGAGATATAACAAACGATGTAGTTCCTGTTGTAAATGTTACTAAGTCAGATTGTATAGGAGAGTTTGTTACAGTATCAGACCAACTAAATTCATTATGTATAAATTGACCTGCGTCAGCTGGATTTGTCACACAGACACTATATACATTCATAACGTCTTCAGCTGGACAACTTACAGTTATTTCAATAGTATCATCATGTGTAGCATCTTGTGAAATAATAAGTGTTGCTTGTGTTTCAGAGGTAGATTGTTTTGGAAAAGTAAATGTTCCATTTTGAAAAACTGTACCAGATGTATAAGTAATACCATCGTATATAACTTGAATAACATATTTAGTTTGCGAAACGCTACCTTCTGTAATTATTTGATCTCCAGTTTCAGTTTGCATTAACACACTAGTTTCACTAATTATGTCTTCCTCTCCTTCTTGAGGAATGGTATACGAAACTGTAACTGTTCCTAATGCCTGAGTAACATCAACACAATAAACAAAATCAACACCTGTTAATACCGTTATATTTTTAGTTACACCACAGGCCAAACAAAGCGGTACTTCTGGTTTTTGAACCGTGTTAGATGTTAAAACATACTCGTTCATGTATGGGTCAAACCCACCAAGTTTTTGTGTAGTAAACGCACTAGTAAATAAATCTCTAAACCAACTTCTCATACCGGTTTCAGAAATAACTACTAGCTGTTCATTTTGCGCAGAGCTACCAATTAATTGTAATACAGCGTTTCTTTTAGCGTCAGTAAAATATTTATTTTCCCCCCAAGCCACAAAACTTTCAGGGTGATTACTTATACCATAATTTTCTATTCTTGCAACTTGCTGACCTAAAACAGTAGGAACAGATGTAAGTTGACCAGCTCCTCCTGCATCGGTTAAGATATCTTTACCAGCAAGAACGTATGAAATTTTATCTTCTTGAAGTGTTAGTATATCTGTCTTTCTAGCAAATAAAATCTCTACATCCCCATAAGATTCTTCTAATGCCTTAAAGTTCAATAAACCTAAATTAAACTCATTAAGTTTATTTACGTTGCTTTCATCATTAAATACTCCACTATAAGTTAAATCAGCAAATCTATGAGCTTCTTTATATTGAACATTAGAAGTAGTAAAAATTCTATTACCTAAGTTAAATTGTTTGCCTGTAAGAGAATCTCTTATTTTATAACTTTCTACCCCATTTCCAAATGTGTAACAGTTAGAAAAACCAATATTAACAATAGCTGCTACATTATTCTCAATGTCTTGATTTACAAGATTACTTGCATGATTACCTAATGTATCTATACCAAATGACAAATCATTTTCATACCATACATCTGGCAATGCTTCTTTTGGTTCAGTTTCAAAAACAATAAATGTATCTCTTCTAAAAACAGTAAAATTTATTTTTACATAAGAATTACCATCTTCACTATAAGTTCTACAAGCTCTTGTTCCGCTTACTAGTAATGAGTAAGTGTTATCATTGGTGTTTTGATAAAATCTGTAATAATTATTTAATAATAAATCTCCTCCTGTAGTTGGGCTGTTTGGTTGACCCCCAAACGTTGCTAACATTTGAGCCTCGGTTTGTACCGCTCCTGCATTAGAAGTGGCAATAGGTGTTCCTGCTCCCGTTACCAAACCGGATATAACCACATTTCCTACAGGATCAGATGGCGTGCCTGAAGTTGTAGTAGCATTATTTTCAATAACATAAGTTGCGTTACTGTCTATAAACCATTGGTACATATCTGTATATGTGTCTTGTGCTATAAAAGTTTGTTCTAAGACACTTGATCTTTCTTCACATAAATTACCAGTACCTTTCCTTGTTTGTTCTATTTTCATTACAATACGAGAACCGATAGGAACGTTGAAATTTGTGGGTGTTCCAGATACATCTGTAAAGAAATCATAAGGAACAACAGGATAAGAATCTCTGAGGTAAGCAAAACCTGACCTTTCTCCTGGATCAATTACATCTAAATCACTTTCAATAGTATTTAAATCATTAGAATTAATTTTCATATATGTTCCTCCCGGAACAGGATTACCACTGATTGGAACAATAAAATCCGCATTTTGAGATTTTTTTTCTAAAACAGTTGCATATCTACAAGATTGTAAAGGCCCATTAGCATCTCTTTTTACAATAAGCCTATCTCCTTCTTGAACTTTTGATATATTGTCTCCTTCCAAAAGAAGAAAAGTGTTGTTAGAATTTGGATCTTGAAGAAAAATACTAGCATAAACCGTTTCATACAAATCTCTATCTGGTTTTAAACAAAATTTATATCTTGTTGCCCAACTCGGTGCTCTTTGAGAATCGGGAATAGTGACAATAATTTCATTTTTAGATGTTGATGCTGAACAAGGAATATTGACGGTATTATTTCTGCTAACTAAAGCTGTTGATGCTCTGTTAAATTCATCCATGTAAATAATTCCCACTTCGTAACCTCTATTACTATGCAAGCTTTCTGTGTTTGCTATTTCTTGTATTGTAGCATCAGCAGAAGTTATTCTATAGTATTGTATTATTGTGTTTGTTCCACCACCAGTAGCGATATACTGTGCACAAGGAATTGCAAACGTTAAAACATTACTCGTGCTTCCTGAATCTAAAATAGGCTCTCCTTTAGCAGGAGGTGCAGCGGTAAGGTTAGTTAATCCTGTTTGATTAATATCATATTGAGGTGATGTGCTTCCAAGCTGTGCAAGAAGAGCATTGTTAAAAACATCAGTAAATGTAACACCAGTTCCGGCTTGTGCGTTAGCAACAGTTTGTATAGAATCTGCAGTTCCTACTTGATCGGCAAAGTCTGCATTTCCAACTAAATCAAGTATTGGAGTGGCAGAATTATTAAAATTTTGAGGTAAAACATAAGTAAAATCTATTGTAGTTGGCCCTTGATCAGTATTAGGAAGCCCACCTCCGCTTGTGTCGTAAGCAGAATCAAACTCAAATGTTAAAGATATATTTATTTCTGCTCCTTTAATTAACTTATCTGTGTTTCCTCCAAAATCTACATCTAATAACCCTGGTATAGTGCTGGTTGTTGTGTTTCCAAAAGCACTATAAGATTTGTTTCTGACCGCAGTAGAAAGTGTAGTTAAATTTACATTACTAGATTGAAGATTTGCCGAAAAACTTAAATCTACAGCGTCGGAATAAATGGTTGTTAAATTATAACCTTCTTTATAATTTCCATATACTAACCTATTTTCCATCAAAGTTTGCGCTTTTGCAATTTTAGGAACATTATCATAAAGCCTTAATATTTCGTATTCTGGTAATACGGTAAATATTTTACTATTAGTAAAGGTGTAGGTGTAATTAGTGTTATTTTGATAACCTTGTTGTGATTTATTTAGTTGTTCTATAATTTTTATAGTTGGATCATTTGCTTCTTTAAATAATAAATCTATTCCAACCACAAGTGGCCCTCCTGAATTAAATTCTATTTCAGCCCCATTAAAATCATTAATCATTCCTTCATTTAAAAAACTGTTAGCAGAAAAATTAAATGCTTTCGGATTAAAAGCTGGTTCAGAAAATTGAGAAGTCGCAGAGTATTCTCCGTTAGCGTATCTGTATCTATAGGCAAAACAAATAAATTCATCTTCTAAAAAAGCATCTTCTAAATTTGTTTTTAATAACCTAAAAGTAGGAGCTGCAAGAGGTGGTTTTTTTATAACCATTATTTCTTCAGCACTAAATTGATCTATGTTAGCTGAAGGGTCAGCGTAATTAGTATTAATATTAATTACCCTAGGAGGATTAGTGTTGTCTGTAAAAAATAAAAGATTTTCTATTTTATCAACTCCAGTGATTAAAAAATCAGGGTCAAAATTTAATGTAGTACTTGTACCAGTGCTGTCATCTACACTAATTACATGGTATATAAGCGCACCGGTTATAACATGATAAGAAACAATTAAATCTAATTTACCTGTTGCACCTACTGTAAAAGCAGGATCATGCACAAACCAATAAATTGTTTCATTAGCTCCGTCTTCAAATGCTCCAATACATTTAGCTGATGAACTTAATTTAGTTCCGTTTATGTATTGTAAAGAAGTAACTTGAATATTTCCTTTTGAGTTTTCTACAGCACCAATCTCTGATTCTTCAGTTGAACCAAGTCTTACATTCAAAGCATCAACATACTCACCATTAGGAACAAGCCTTTCATCAAGGCTTTTGTTCATACGGCCTGCTACAAAATTTCTTTGAATGTTTGCCATTTTATTTTATCCACTTATTCTCACCCCTTAAATTCATTTTTAATCTACCTGGGTGAATATTACTCATTCTTATTTTTGCATTTCTTAATAAAGCTTGTTTGTCTTTTTTAGCTCTATTAACTACATACTCTTGTACACCAAATTTACTATTTAATATGGCATATTTAATATAAGCGTATACATAATCTTCAAACATTTTATTTACTTGGATGTCATCATTGTTACCATTTTCCATACCATCTGATATATATTGTAGTACACACTGTTGATTCGCCATAGTAGAGTCAAAGTTTATTACGCCGGCTTTTTTGTCAATGGTAAAAGTTGGATTAAAGTTTGCTGTTTCAGTATTCAAACCATATCTAGCTCCGATTCTTGTATTATATATATCATCTTCACAATTTACACAGCCAGGGTTAACAGCTTCTTCCCTAACGTCATTTAAATATATGCTTTTCAATGCTCCGTTTTTTCTTGACGTATCTAAATCAGACTGAACTATTGTTGCATTATTACTTCCGTCATAGGTAAAATCTGCTGTGGCTGATTGAATATATGCTACTGCTGATTGTACTTGTATATTTTCTGTTAATTCACGTAAAGTGTTATCTTTAAATAAATAAAGTTTTACCCAATTAACGTAATCTGAGGGTAATACAAATCTTAAATCATCATAAACCGTAAGCTCTAAAGATTTTATTTCTTTAAACGCATCATAACTTAACTCTTGAATTGCACGCTTAGCGTGAAATAATATTTTATATCTGTTTACATTATTAATCAATGAGTGATTACCTGCATACATAAGTAAAAAATTATTCATAATATCAGATAAACTTACATATTGGTATGAACCCCAATTAGAATCTGTAGGATTTACACCATCATTTGTATAATATTTTTGTTGATTTATATATGCCATAATTAATCTTCTTGATTTTGTATTTGTTCTTCTGTTAATCCAAATTGTACAACATCCGCTTCTCTAATTGATAGGCCTGCGTATTGTAAAATTTTTGAAACTAAATCGTTTGCGTCATCTATTGGAAGCTCAAAGTCTTGATAGTCTGCTTGTGTTTGATCAAACATAGGTTCACCATTGTACAAAGTTACGTATGTCCATTTAGGGTCTTTAGGGTATCTTATATATGTAGCTTCAATATCATTTGCTCCATTAAAAGTAGTAGGATATATTTCTATAGAATCTGCCTGTTGTGTGTAAGCTGGATATTGATTTGAAGGTGCTGTTAAAAGCGAATTAGTAAGTGTTTTAATTTTAGTATTACTAACTTTTTCTGCTTCTCCTTGATATATACCACCAGAAGAACAAAAAACATTGTTAAGTAAAAAATAATCATTTCCCGTGGTAGATTGAGAAGGTAAAAAATATTTATTACCAGTATTTTGTGTAAGCTGAGCTGTTACTGAAAATGTATCGATTACTTCTTCATAACCTAATTTAATATCTGCGTAACCAGTACCTGATACTCTAGCGTTTTCTTCATTTATTTGTTTGTTGTAATTATAAAAATATTCATCAAATATATCAAGCTGAGCTTGTTTAGCAAATAAGTTAAAATCACTAGGAGATATATACCCATAGTTGTTTTTATTTATTATTGCAAGCACAGTATTTCTAACTGAATTTATCATTTGAAAATGTTTCTACAAAGATACATAAAATAAAAAAGCACCCTGAATTTGGGTGCTTTCTCGCTGTCGATAGTAAAGGAAGGATAATCTTTATGCGACTGCAATTGCACTCACAGCATAAGGTAGGTTATCTACATCATACGCTGGGTTAGTCCAAGAAGTAGCTAATGCCGCTACAACTGCGTCTTGAATTGCATCTCTTTGTGTTTCATCACCCGCACCTGCTGTTGCGTGAGTAATAGTTGTTACCTTACCACCACCATAAGCGATTGTTACTGTAGTAGTAGATGCTTGCTCTATTAACACAATATCACTAATAGCCACCAAT